GGATCTCGAGTCATTACGGCAACTACCTGAACCTAAGAAAGACCTTCAGGCGCTCGTGTTTGTTGAAGTTCTGCCTTTCTTACTATATATATAGTGGGATAAAGTGGGAATGTCAAGAGCTAATGTGAATTTATTTTACCACTCGTGTCCAGCGCCGGGGGAGCTTCTATACTAGTATAGTAGGCACGAACGCTGATTCGTGGGCAATGCAATGGAAACCACCTGCTGTGCCTGGGACTGGCTGCAGCTCCTGAAACCTGATGGTGCAAAAACGGGCGAAAACGCTTGACAATGGAGAATGTAAATAGCACCAGCGTGTCTGGCTGCACCCAACTTCTTCTATACTACGTGATGGCTGGGGGTTTCGGCAATGCACAATGCAGAAGGACTCTTTCGACCTGCTGCCAGGGCTCCTGATCCAGCTCAAACGTCCACTTAGGCTCGGTTCGGGTTCCCTCTCCCGCAATGGAGTGGACCAAGGAACCATCAAAGATATAAAGTAAGCTCTGAGAGGGGGCCTTGGCCATAATGAAAGATCTTCCACCGCACAAACTATGCTTATAGTTCCACATTATTTGGTGTGGTCTTAAATTTAATTTATTACTCCTTATTACTTTTAACTCTACCCAAAACGATATTCCATCTTTAATTCCATAGACATCAGGCACACCAGGCATAGCCCAGTTTTCATGTCTAGTCCAAAATATATCTGGTAGATTTTCTTTGACCTCCTTCCAGAATTTGCTCTCTGGCTTCAACTAAAAAACCACCTCAACAAATACACAAATGCAATAACCAATATGAAAGCTTTAACTCCTCCAAAAACAATAAGTATGGGAAATATCTCCCACCACTTAGGCCCTATATCAAGACTAATGTCTTTCATTCTAGGCTCTAAAGGTATTGATTGTCTAATCTGAATCTTTTGCATTTTTCTTAACTTTCTTAGATTTTAATTTCTGTTGCATAGACCATGCAATATAATCCCTTAATTCTTTTTTTGTTGCTGGCGCCATTCTCTGTTCCATTAAGCTTCTAACCTTTTTTTCAAGATTGCTTATTCTATTAGAAAAAGACTCACGCATTGATGATATTTGATCTTCTAGTTTAATAGCCATCATGCCCCCTTATTGCAATTTTTCTGTCTCTTGCACTGTAACCAATAACACCACAACTAGCCTCATTATGTATGTGATTCCATATTAAACTACGTTGTTTAACAGATCTGAAACGATTAAATAAATTAAATATAAAGTTCTTCATCTTTCTTCCTTTCTTTTTAAACTTTCTATACATTACTCCCATTTAATCTTATAGTCAATTAGTTTTTTTAATTTGTTTAAGTTCTTTTATTTCCTCATAATCAACTTCAATACTGTATTGTTCTTTTAACTGTTGTAGCTTTGCTTTGACTTCTTCTCTGTTCATAGAATCTATTGTTCCTGTTAGTATTTCTTTTTTATCGACATAAAGTCCTGCAATCTGTCCTCTGCGAGTCTCAGCAGCTACGGCAGCGTTCCAATTACCTGATTCACTTGCTTTGTCTCTAATTCTTGCCAATGTAGCCAATGATCTATCTTGTGTGCATTTATATCTTTCTACAATAGCTCTTCGCTCATGCTCAATTGCTTTAGCAACAATAGGGTATTTATCAGGGTTTTGTAGTTCAGAAGCTCTCACTACAGCAGAGTCCCTGGCATATCCTGCTTCAGTAGCACATTGTGTTCCAGTTTTCAAACCTTCAGAATGCACTAAAAGTAAAATAAACTTTCTTTGTTTACCAGTTATCTTCGGATGATACAATGTATCTGATAAAGGTTCTGGTACAATTAAATTGTTCTCTTCCATATATAACTCTTACAATAGTAGATTTTTACCACATAAATCAACAAAAATAAATAATTTTACCTCCTGTTATCGCTATGACTAGGTTACCTGAGGTTACCTGTAAATATTACAAAAGTAACCTTACTATTGTTGATATACTTGAAAAGTTACTCGGTTACCTAGGTTACCTCTGGTTTTGTAAAATATTTTTTATTTTATCTGACAGAAAACATCTATAGAGAACCCACTTTATGGAAACTGCTTTGGATCTTCAATAATGTGCCTAACAATCTTAGATAATGCTTCTTCACCATCTGTCATTACTACATTCCATTCTTCTTTTGAATATCGAGCGTCAAAAATAGGATTATAGAATTTTACTGAAACATCGCCACATTTAGGGCAACTAGATATTTTTCTTACGGGGCTGTTTGGTAGGTTTATTTGGGACATTTATCCTTCTCACCTTGTGAAATGGAAACAATATTACGTTTTCAGGTAAATCTTTTTGAAAGTATAGAGCATCCATTAGTTCTAGACTTGCCTTATGCTCGTGAGCCGTGGTCTCTGTAGCAAGTAAAGTGTCCAGCAAATTACGCTGGGCCATCTTTTCTTCATAGTCATAAGCCATTGTCTCTCCTATAACGCCCCCGTATGGATTAAATCCTTAACGAGGGCATCAATTTAAGACTAAATTATAGCTTAAAATGGGAAAAAACGCAATATTAGTCTTCTCTGTGCGTTTCTTCATAATCTTCTGACATGGCTGCTGCCAATGCCCATTCCTTATCATCTTTCAAGTCATTATATTTATGATAAGCTTTTAAACGAAGATTAGTAACTTCTCCTTGTGAGTGGCACGTCTTACATTGATCGACAAAATCATCTCCTTCCCATGAGGAACGGATGTAGCCATTACCTTTACATGCAGGACATACAACTTTATTATACATTGATAGTTAGTTTAGTATTTTGAAGGTCAACGCCCTCAACTCCATTGAGATCCACTATGGTGTACATAACTCCGTAATAATCTTGATTACTACAAAACTCATCCAACGTCATGGTTGTCCCCGGTCTATATTTCATCATATGACTAAAAAAAGCTTTTGAATTACTTTTCAATGGAACTATTTTACCTTTCTTGTCAGGTTTTGCCACAGGAAATGCAATACCATCTACTTTAAGTATTGTCATCATTTCTGTTTCAGCATCAAAAGACCAACTGATCTTGGCTATGCTCATGCTACCTTCCTTCTTTTAGATTTTTTACTTTCTTTTTCTACCAATTCAGTAATTTGACCTCCTACCGATCGATTGTTTTCTTCTGCTTGTCTTTTAAGTTTTTGATAAGTATCAATTTTTACAGCTACTGATTTAAACTTTTGAGTGTTCATGCTTCTTTCCTTTCCAATGAAGATACTGTTTCATCATTATCTAAAAGCTCTGTGTCTCCTAGATCTAGTTTTAATTGATTTGTTTCGTGAGCCGCGATTGGTGTAAATTTACGCCCTGAATTCTCAGCAAGATCCTGCCATCTCTTGGCACTTCTCTCGTAAAAATCAGTCATAAAAATATCACCTAAGTTTCGACATTCACGTGCTCTTTCGTGATTAGTTTTAGCTCTTGTTAAACGAAGTCCTAAACGAAACCCCTCTTTAAATGTAGCCTCAAACTCTGGTTTAAGTGTTGTCATGTTATCCTTTCTTAAATATCCAGTTAAGGCGTGGGACTAGTTTCTCACCCACAAGTTTTCGACTACAGATGAACATTTCATACATGCCTACTCACAACCACCCTTGATTACCTCATGCATTTGCACATACTTCATCTCAAGTGTACCTTACCCCTCTGTTACAGAGTTGTTCAGTCAGCCGATAAAACTAATTAGATTTTATCACCAGATATGTGGGATAATATATATAAATATGTGGGACTGTCAACCCCTTAAATAATGACTATTTTAAAGGGTTTTTCTAACAGTTTGAGGAAATCTACCGTCTTCTAAGTAACAAATATAAGCGTGCTCCCAATCATTACCATACTCTGCTTTACAGAATTGAACAACACCGCTTTCCTGTTTTTCGGAAAAGAAACTACTAAAGAAGTTTAAAAAGTGGTTCTTAGCACTTTCTGTTAATTGATACATGCGTAGGTTATACGCAAACTTTTTTTAAAAGACTTGTGTTATTATTGCAAATCTTCTATCCACCTGCTTTACCCCAGTTATCTCCTAGCTCTACGTCTACTTTACTAGGAACTAAAAGTTCCACACAGGATTCCATTATCTCTTTTATTTTTTCTGCATCCTTACCACACTTACCAACACTAAAATCTAATTCATCATGTACTTGTATGTGTGCTAAGTAACCTTCTTTGTGTAGCTCTACCATAGCTTTCTTTGTTTGATCAGCTGCTGATCCTTGTATCAATCTGTTTAATGCTTTGTATGTCCAAGCTCTTTTAATCATATGCTCTCCATACTCTCTTTGTGCTTCTGCTAGTGGTAATGCTTTTGATCCCCATTCGTTTGTTGGTTCCCATAAATCAAATCGACATCTTCTACCAAGAAGAGTTCTAAGAAATCCTTTCTTACCTGCAGACGCCATTGTTCTATTCATTAATTGTTTTACAAAAGGAACGCGTTCGTGATACGTAGCCAAAAGATCAGATGCGTCTTCTAAATTTAATCCTAATTGAGACATCAACTTTCCTTTGCCCATACCATAAAATAATCCTAAATTAATTGTCTTGGCTTGTTTACGATCAATGCCTGCCATATCACTAACAAGTGTATGAAAATCTGTTCCGGGTTCCGTGGAGTATGCTTCAGCAAAATCTGTAGCTCCTGGCAATCCTCCTGTATTACTTCCTGTTAATGCTGCGTAATGAACAACAAGTCTTGGTTCTTGTTGAGAATAATCAAAGATACCCCACTCGTGTCCTTCTTCAGGAATAAACAAAGACCTTATCATAGGGCCTAGTATAGCGTTTCTAGCTGGTATCTGCTGAAGGTTAGGATTACTATAACTAAATCTTCCTGTCACAGTTCCCCCTTGATCAGATCTCATTTGATGTATCTCTGCATGAATACGTCCGTCAATAGAGTGTTTTAAAATTGTATCTATAAACGTAGTTCTTGCTTTATTTATTTCTCTCGCTTCCACCACCATCTTCGCAAGAGGACTATCATGACTTGACAAAAAGTTTTTATCGAACTTTGGTTGTCCTGTTGAAGTACGCTCATAAGGAATTTGTAGTGCATCAAATGCTTTAGATACGCTAGACGCAGCCCAGACTTCCACATTATGACCTGAGAGTTTTTTGATTGAAGCCAAGATTTTATTTTCTTGTTTTTGTAAATCATTTTTTACCCTTTCTGCTTTATCTACATCTACTCTTACACCCTTCATTTTCATATCAAAAAGTACAGGGAATAATTCTGTTTCTAGCTCAAATATATTGAAGAGCTGTTGTTTTACAATTTCTGTTTTTAAATAATGCCACAAACGAAGTGTAATAGCAGCATCTTGTTCTGCATACTGTCCGACATGACTAGCGGGAAGTTTCCACATGTCAGACTTAGGATCTAGTCCCCATGCTTTTGCCGCTTCATAGAGTTGGGTTTCCGCTTTTGACTCTTGTAGATAATCTTTTGCTAATGAGTTTAGATCAAAACGAAACCTGTTCTCATCCACTAATGGCGCGGCAATTAAAGTGTCAATTATTTTACCTGCAATGTCAATGTCTAAAGTTTTTAACCAACCGACATCATAAAAGGCATTATGAAAAATATAATTTTTATCCGCATAAGAACATTGTTTACGTAACCATTTGATAACAACTTTCTTATCCATGTTGGGCGGTGTTTCGTGAGCGATGGGGTAGTAACCTTGCCATCCGTCTACTGCAACAGCGATACCTACTACTTCTCCTTCACGTCTAACATAACCTGGCCCTCTATCTTTAATGCCAGGATCTCTTGTTTCTAAATCTATTGCTATTTCATCGTAACCCGATAAGTCTGGAAAGTGATCAGGCATAACCCATTCACTAGGCATGCGATGAACTTTAGGAAACCAGTTACTTTGTTCTTTCACTAATCTCTCCTGCAATGGCTAAGTAGGCGGCAGCATCTGTGTAGTTATCTTGTTTTTGTTTGTGCATAGACCTAGCTACCTTTACCAAGGCCATGCACACTGCCACGTCATGTGCTGTTATAGTTTTGCGGAGGAAAGCGGACCACAACGCGGCAATGTTCTCATGTGTTTCTAATATGTCACCGTAATCTTTGTTACGATCATTACTTGTAAGCCTGATGGCTTCTTCTAAAAAATCTTTTGTTAACAATTAAATAGTCCTTTCATAATGAAATATAGGTTCATATTCAAACTGTCCCTCTGTTCTGTGTACAATGTGTAATTCTTCTTTTGCTCTTGTAGCACCAACATAAAATACTCTTGCTTCATCATCTCTTCCTTGCTGACTGTCCGTGTAAGAAGAATAAGGACCATAAGATAAATCTGTAAGCAACATAACTTTTTGTCTTTCGCCACCTTTAGAAGCATGAATAGTAGATACTTCAATACGAGGTGTTGAGTCCAATTTATTTCCTGAACGCATGACAGCACGTAAGTAATTAATTCTTTTTTGTAATCCCTTAGAATTTAACATGTCATACCAAGCTATTTCTTTTACACTTACTTCTTTATCAATCGACAATTTAATATAATCCCTTAAACCAAAATCTGCAATAAGAGTTTCTAGATTAAATGAGCCATCAGGCTGGCCTTTAAATACTCCATAATTTCTTTTGATACGGGTGCTATCCATATGCTTGTAAATTACATCACATTGAACTCCGGAAATAGAATTTCCATTCTGTAAAGATGTCC